TATACATAATTCATTGGATTGCTCTTAGGTATCTTCTTACGCTCTTCAAAGAACCATTCATACTGATCACAAAACTGGTCAACTGGAAAATGCTCAGGTGACCACTTGTTTTTGATTGCTAAATTTGGGTAAAAAGATGTTACATCTGAACTCATAATTAACATATCATCACTACTTTCATAAACACCTTTGCTAGCAGCACCATGTGCACCACCTAAACCAAAATGTGTCTTTACAGATTTATAATCTATATGATATTTAAAACTACCTTTTAAGTTAGTAGCATCTATCTCTAAAGATTTAAACCTATCATGTAGTGTTTTAAACTCTTGAGATGTAAACGTTATATATGGTAATAAAATATCAGATACTTTAATAACAGTTCTATGAGTTCTCATTTGTTTAAGGTCCCTCTTTGGTATATTAAGTTTTTCTGATAAATAATAACCAAAAAGTTCTTTACTAATTCTTGGTTCAGAGGCGCTATACAGATTTATATTATATGTATCTGTCAACTCTTTACGTAGTTTTATCAGTGATTTTGATCTATTAAAGACTTCTTTAGTTGATTTAACATCATTAACATTATACTCAATTATAGTATCAATTTCTTCAAGAGTTTTAATCTCAGCTGTATGATCTATAGGCATTTCTAATATATTTTGCCAGTCCATACTGTATTGTATCCACTTAAGACTAGAACGTTTAGCCGGGTTATCCCAATGATGTAACTTAAATAGATCTATCTGACCTACCTGCATTTTCCATATAGGATAATCCATAAACTCTTTGTTATTAGACTTATTGATACAGTACTGTGCGTACCTATAGATTATATTAGCTATTTCACATCCTTTAAGATCACACCATAAGTAATGATTATCTATTATATATTGAGTGATCTGACCATCAAAGGCTAAACCGTTGTATGATATATGCCACTCTTTATTTGTAACGTTTTGTTCAATAAAATCTATAAACTCATCAAAATCATTTCTCAGATCATGAACAACAAACGTTTTGCTTTCATTTGTTTTATAATGTTCAAATACTCCGGTGAAACAATTAGATAAAGTCTCATAATCCATTACCCAATGCTTCATTCTTTTGTTTTTTTAAGTTTATCTTTAAATGTATGTAAAGTTCTTTCAGTAATACCTAAAGCTTTAGCTGCACCTCTTACAGTTTTATATTTATTAAGAGCTAGAGTCATTACTCTCTCTCTCATTTGAATTAGTGTTTCCATCTTTATAATTTTTAAGTGCTACTACTTTAGCTTCTAATATAAGATCCATAATAGAATCATAAATATTTTCCACAGCTTCTGGTGATCCATCACGCTCTAACTTTTTATCTATTTCTCTTTCATATAAGTCAACTGTTCTAATCACATGTTTGATCTTTCTCTTGACTTCTTGACTATGTATATATTGCAATCCATGTGCTAGCTCACCCATACACTTGTTCATTGCTATTAGGATATTAATATCCATTATTTCTTCTTCCCTTAATTGTTTCATAATATAATTTATTAGAGCCAAAAAAAGCTCAAATCAATGAGCTTTCTTTTTAAAAATCAATAAAGTATTAGACCTTTATTGACCAGGTAGAATTAAATTAGATGTTTTAGTTTCCTTTACATCTATATTCATGAACTGTGTGTAGTCAAATTCTGTAGCATTGACAGCAAACATATGAATAAAAGTTTCTATATCAGCTTTATCATTAAGATAAAACTCAGAGAAAGTATCTACTAACCTTCTCTCTTCTTTAACTGTTTTACCAGTTTGTGGATTTGGTGCTTTTAATCTTTGAGGATCTCCGTTATCATCTAACTTTGGTACCATATGATAAGATTGTTTCATCACTTTACTGATGACAGCTAAAATACCTGACGCAGGGTCAAACATAGCTTCTGTATAAGGTGAGTCTAAACTCACAGGAATTAATGTAAATGAATTTACATTTCTAAATACTGATTTTACCAGCATCATATTTTGTCCTATTTGTGCCATAATTGGTTTTATTTATTGTTCAAAGATATTGAAGTATCTTCTAATAACCTAGCTAAAAGATAATTATTATCAACTAAGGTTTCTTTTTCTAAATCTGGAGGTGTACATATTTCATGAACATCTTTCAATTGTTCTACTGATACATTTAAAAACTCTGCATATTCTTCATGACTTTCTTGCGGTGACAAAAAAGAATGAACATATTCAGAAACTTTATCATCATCTCCAAAATAATCTAATATATTAATTTTACTATCTATACTTATATTTGAATACTTACCTTTAATAAAGTTATCATAATCAAACTTTAATGGAGTAAAATCATAAACTATCAGGTGTCTTCTCTCACTAAGTTTTATATGCTTATAAAAATGTTGATGGGAAAATACATACTTTTCTAAAAACAATATAAATTTCTCAGTCATAGGGGTCTGATATAAACACATAAACATTGTATCATCAATAGAGTAGACATCTTCCAAGGCTATATAAGTTTGCCTAGGAACATGTCCAATGCCTTTTTTATATCCAAGTAATGGATACATAAAAACTTTACTCTTTTGAAAATAGTCTGTGTAAACACCCATACTATAATTTAACTTTATTTACTAAGAATTCATATGGTAGACTGTAGTTTCTTTCATTATAATGATACTCAGCAGCTTTTAATACACCACCAAGACCTTCTGCCCAACCACCTAATGTTTCTTGAGACACATCAAATACGTAAGTTTGATTATACTTATCAATCACAACAAATTTAAAATCTATTGTATAATCATCACGGTTATCTACAGATTCCATAGAGTCCCATACTAACTTACAGTATATAGCTGCTTGTAACCAATAATTATAGAAGTCTACTGTTTCCTTAAAGTCACTTATTGTTTTACCAGTAGTCTTTAAATCAGTTATAACAGCTTTTTTTTCTTTATGATCTATACTAAAGAAATCTATATAACCATGTAAACCAAAAGGTAACCCTTTTAACTTACAGCTTAGATATTTTTCTGCGTGTGTTTCATAATCATCTAATTCAAAATCTGTAGGTGCTTCTTCAAATATAGCCATAACATCACTGTTACTTTTAATAATTTCAGATTGATCTTTACATCTTAATAAAGTATCTTGATCAACAACATCAACGTTAGTATTAGATAAAAATTCCCAGTAAGGTTCAAAGTCCGTGTTTATAATCTTAACAATACGTTGCTCATCTGTTTTTAGAGACTGATACAAATTCATTTCTTTGAGTGAATCCAATACTATTTCTGATGGAACATCAAACAACTTTTCTGCGTCTGTATATAAAGACATGTTCTTTAAAACCTTTCTAACACTATCTGATGGTGCTTTGCTGGGTGTTATACTAAACTTATCTTTTAAATTATCAGGTTCAAACAATAAACAATGAAGTAGCTTTCCTTCTACTAAGTGCTTATCTGTTCTTACCTCTTTGTCCTTTAATATATAATCCTTATAAAATAAGAATGGTGAAAATAATAATTTGTTTAAAGAAGAGTAGCTAAAGCAAAATTTATTATTTGCATAAAACTCCTCTTCTTTTTGAAAGTTTCTATTCATTTATGTTTTCTTCTATTTTGTCTACAATATACAAATTATCTAAATCAACTTTAAATATATCTGAACTATCACCAACAATTGGCCCTAGTAAAGTATTTAAAAGTTGTTTTCTAGATCTATCTACTGCAAATCTTGTTAATTTTCTATCTTTTGCTAATAATGACAAGTAATTATTAAAACTATATATAGTGGTCGTATTATGAACTCCTTCATATGCTTTTAATCTATTACGCATTGCTTTAACATTAACTGAATTCCAGTTATTTGTATTTTTAAACCAATCATATTTCCAATAATATAATCCTGATACTACATCAAATGATTTTTCTATATTACAATTAGCCATCATTTCTACTGCTAAAGATCTGTTATCTATATCTGTACTTAGAATCATTTTTTCAATATCTTCATATTTATCATTTTCTATTACTGCTAGCTCACCATCAATAATATTAGAAATATCAGTATCAAATACAATTTGACTTGTTGACTGCAAAAGATTATTAAAAGCTTCTGCACTTTTTTTAGGTAATATCCAATCATTACCTTCATCATTATTCAGATCTTCATCAAGCATATATTTATTTACCTCATCATATAATTTAGGGTTGCTGCCGTTCCAATGCTTATTTACTTTAAAGTCTATCATACTAAATGTTGGAGTTTCATTTAAAAACTCTTGTATTTTAGCTGTTGCTAAATCAGTAAATGCATTCTTATCCGCTTTCATCCATTTTACAACTTGAAACAAAGACTGATATGGTATAGAACTAGCCCATGTTCTTTCAAGTAGGGTGTCAAATAATTTTAATGATACTATAGATATATCTGCTTTTGTTATATCTCTAATAACTTTACAATTATATTTATCTTTCATTAAATCCATTTTTTGTCTAGGCAAAGTTATCTTAGGAAATCTATATATATTTTTATCCTGCAGATCTATTTCTTGATCACTCTCTACTAAAGGTAAACCTAATTTTTCTAAATCTTCAGCTTCAACTTGCCAACCATTTTTATTATATAGCCATTGCTCTTCAAGCTTATCAAATTTTATACCTGATGGTTTTATTTTACCATTGCTATCTATATGCTCATCATATAATTCAATATGGAATCTGTATTTTGGTCTCATAATTTTTTATTTTAAATATTGTTGATATTCTTTTTTAACAGCTACTTTAAATGTATAAAGATCTCTGTTGTGAATGCTTATTTCTCTCCTTACTATAGGCTCAAGATATCTAAATGATACTTTATCAAGTTTTTCTTCTTTTTCTAACCATAGTATCATATCCTGAGCACTCTTTCTTTCAAATTTTAAAAAGTTTGATACTTCTAGCCAGTACCTAAGATCTTTATCTCTATTATCTGCATATGTAATATTACTACAGTCTTGAGCAAATTGCCATAATAGATGATAATTTTTTGTATAGTCTATTGTAGGTACAATTTTAAGAGCTAAAGCTTTGTCTTCAGCGTATGTAGCAAGCTGAACTTTAAGATCACTAAGAAGTTGTTCATCAAGAATCATCTTTGTTGCAGATGCACATAATACTGTTTCAGGATCAATAACACTAACATTTGTGGTATCAATTATATGAGCTAAATTTACAGCCATACCGGTTAACATCCACTCATCATAAAGACTAGTTTCAATATCTAAATCATAGTATCTTACACTTTCTGTAAGCTTAGGAGTTAGTATAACTTCTAGGCCAGAATTATATATTGCTATTTCTTTAGGATGTGTTGCATGATATCTACCTTTAGTAGTTTCATAATTCCACAGCTTGTTCATCATTATAGTAGAAGGAATATTGTCAGCGTTTTCTAAACGGTGAGTTGATATATCTTCATGGCCTATAATTAGATCCGCTAATTCATAATCATTTGTTACAGTTATACCATGCTCTTTAAGAGCTACTTTTAATCTATCTTGAGATACATTACACTTAGGTAATATAAAAGCTTTCTTTTTAGTTCTAAAAGTTTGTTCATCTTCTGTTGGGACAGTTAGTATAGTGTTTATTTTCTCATATGTTGTTTGATCTTGAGTACATAATACTTTATTAACCTCCCCTGAACCAGAAAGGACACCATAAATAGTGTCCTGTTCTAGTCCAAAGTAAGTTAAAGCATCAGTATCAAAATCTTGATATACTGATTTATTTGCCATTTTATTTCATTGTCATTTGGACAATCTCTGGGATCATCATTAGTTTATTAAACTTCTTTTTATTACCATTAAATATGGTACGTACAATTAAATACTTAAGATCATTAGTAAAATAATCTTTAGTACATAATGCTTTAAGTCTATCAGTTACTTTCTGACCTACTGTATTATCTTGAGAATATACAACGGAGAAGTTACCAAGCCTTGTAGCTAAAGTAGATGCAATATCTGCACGGTATGTATCATCTTTACCAATACAACCTCTAAGCTCACCTAAGATGTATGCCTCATTATCATGAGTCAACAAATCTTTTGGTGTTACCAGCTTATCAAGCTTGTTATTAATAAAAGTTGTAAACATAGAAGCAAAAGCATCACCTACACTACCTTCACCAATCATCTGAATCATACTAAGGTTATCTTCAAAAGAATCAAAGCTTGATATTGCATTAAAGAATGTAGTAATAGATCTTGCATTTGTTTCTTGCGTTACCAGTTCTGGATGAAGTAACAGGAAGTTAATACATCTAGTATCAATTCCTGCACCCTCAGCCCATTGTGCCCATACATCAACATCAAACTTTAAGTTAGCGGTTACATATCTAGTCTTCTGTGCACTATCTACACTGTTAACCATATAATCTCCGTTGTCTGGGTTTGCTGTCAAAATTATGTGCCAGTCTTTTGGTAATGTCCATGAGATATAAGATTGTCTATCAATCAATTCCATAACTGCTTGAATAAATCTTGTGTCAGCACGGTTCCAGTCATCTAGTAATAAGATACCACCGGCCTTTGCATCTGCAATCCATTCAGGAGCACAATAAGACATTCTGTTCTTACCAGTCATTTTGTATCCATTCTTTAGATACTCTTGTACGGCAAGTTCATCAACCCATTGTCCTACTTTTTTTGTTACGGTTTGATTAAGATTAGCTAAACTAGTACCTGCAGCTCTTTGTGTAGCTGTAACCATAGAAAGATTGTCTTGTTGTTTTACTGCTACTTTTTTTTCTTTATACATCTGGAACTGACGTACAGGGAAGCCTACTAAGTCACCTAACTCTTCTATCTGTGCAAGGTTAAGCTTTACAAACTTCAGGTTATTATCTTGAGCAAGCTCTACTATGGTAGAAGTCTTACCAATACCTGATTCACCTACAACTTCTACTGATACAGAATTCTTTCCCGCTTCTTGTAGATACCTGTTATTTGTAATTATGTGATTTACAAATCCTTTTAGTTCTGTTACATTTAAATTTACTTGTGCCATTTTCTTTCTAATTAATTAAGTTGTATTTTCTGTCCTGGTAAATCTTCATTTATATTACACCTGCTACTGTGTACCCATAATGTATTATGAGGACAGTCATCAGGAGAATATGCTTCACCATCTGTTAAATATATGAGAGCTGTGTATTGCCCCTTGTTTTCATTAAAGTGATCTATTACTGGTTGGAAGCTTGTCCCACCACGACCATGTATTTCCCAATCTTTTTTTGGATTAAATTCTTTCACGCTATTCAAGCGGGTATCACATTGTGCAACTGTAATCTTATGACCTGTCTTATGCATATGCGTAAGTTCACTAAAAAATTCTTTTAGTTCTTCATTGTTTACAGATCCACTTGTGTCAACACCAACAAGTATGTGATTTTTGAATTTAATCTTAAGCCCTGGATTAGCTGCATAACGTTTATTGTATTTACGTCTCAGCTTTTTGGTATAAACTATACTAGAGTTACCTACAAATCTTCTTAGATAACCTTTCCAATCAAATTTTGGTGGTTCAATGTGCATTAACCTATGAATCAAATCAGCAAGCTCACCCGGTATATTACCTTGTTTCTTTTCTGTTTGCTCTGCAGATGCTTTAAGTTGATGTTCAATTTGTTTCTGAACTAACTTCTTATCTGCTTCAGGTAATTCATCAAAGTCTTTCCATGTACTATGACAATAAGGTGACTCACCATTCATTTTATCCATCAAACTATCTAGAGATGGGGATGTCCCGTCTTCCTGTGCTTGTTCCAAAAGTCTATAATATTCTTTTGTACCTGCTTTAGCAGGAAGATTAAGTTCAGGAAAACTTGATAGTAATAAACCACCATCAGGTAATTTACTTTCCAGTATGTACTGGTTGATCTCTAAATCTGCAGCTATATTAAATAGCTTATGATCATTATATAGATCTCTTAATATCAAATGACCAAATGCAATGTGCAATAGCTCATGTTTAATTAATCCAAATCTGTGATCTTCACTGAGTTCATTATAGAACTCTGGGTTTATAGTCAATTGCATACCAATACCTTGTTTACTAACTCCTGCTGTAGGAATTTTATTACTGTATTGCTTATTGATACCAATTAAAAAGAGCCCGTAAAAGGGCTCTGTAAATATTAAACTTTTGGTTGTTCTTGCAACCTGGTCTTGTATATTTATCATCTTTTTATTTTTCTAAGAATATCCATGTATATATTATCTACTTTACTTTTTTTAATGAATGCATAAATTTTATTTGTGTCTAATGAGTTCATTTGAAAACTATATTTTATAGCTATGCAAAAATCTACACGGTCTTTAAACATTAAAGCTTTGACCATAAGTCTATTAACTACTTCTTTTTCCTGGTAGTCAGTATTATTATACATATGCCAAGCCAATTCTTTATCTTCCTGTAGGCCACTAAACATTTCTTTATATTTAAAAAATTCATCAAGTGTTATTATCTTTTTTTTCATTCTCTATTAATTCAATCCATACACCTGGGTTATTTTTATCATAAGTATATTGTTCAAATGCAGGCAGTATAAACTCTGCATTATCATCTTCTATCCAACCATATTTAACCATATCATCTTGCACCGTTTGTGCAGGATTTATATAATCAAACTTATGGCGGCTGCCTCTAATAAATTCAAAAGATATCTTTACTGGAAGCTTATGCTTCTTGAGCTCTTTTTTGAACTCTTCAGTATATTTAAGATAAATATCTTTTGTTTCTTTTCTGTAATTCATTACGGCTTTGCTTGCTATAAAGTATTTACCTGTCCAACGCCTACCATTCTTACTAGAAGGAACGTTTCCTGGTATCCACCATTTTTTATTTTGCATAATCTTCAATTATTTCTACATCAGTCCATGCTGCTAAATGTACTACTTCACCATTATCTCTGGTGCAGTAACTATACATTCCATCTATAGATCTAAAGTTAAGTTCTTCTCCTTCATCAACCGGAGGAGCTCCGGGTGGTACTTTATCTTGAGTAACCACTTTTATTCTACTATTTCTAGGTACGTTATATAATTCCATTCCATTTTATTTATTTAAAGTTTCTTTTAATAAAGGTTTTAGCATTTTATGTACTTTATCAAAGCCATGATTCTTCATAGCATCTGATATATCTTTAGACATAGTTAGTACACACCCGTGTATTTTATATGTTTCAGTATATCTCTGTACAGCTTTTACCCCTGCATCATCATTATCAAATAGAGTTATAATTTTTTTATACTTCTGTTTCAGATTAAATATTATATGAGGTTTAATCATTGTATTTTCTGAATCAGGACATATTACTTCTATATTATAACCCATACCTTTAAGACACATAGCATCTTTAAGTGAGCTGCATATTACTAAATAAGGCTGGTTGTATTCTAGTTGATCAATACCTTGTATATAATTCTTAACTTTATGAAACTTATGCTTTTTACTATGAGGTTGGTATATTTTATATACTTCACCATTTTTATCAAAGTAACCATAACAGCATTTGCTCCCTACTTGTAGGCTTTTATGCAAACCATTATCATCCTTGGCCATATTAAAATAATCAATTGGTTTTACATTATATTTAGTCAACATAGTTTTACCTATTCTAAATGATAACCAATACTTTTGATCTTCAATTGTCCAATTTCTATACTTTATATAATCTATTTTCCACTTTGCTTGTGGTTTAAATGATTGATCTATTGATCCGCCTGATTGTATAAAGTTGTTGTAGTCTTGAATTATTCTTCTGGTAGCTTGCGGATAACCTAAGTTAAATAGTAATCCAACTAAGTCAGCCTTGTTACCACCTTTACCTGTTGAGAAATCTTTAAATTTATATTGCATAATTGATTTATCAACATATATGCAGAAACTTGGTGTCTTTTCATTAGGATTAAATATAGATCTAATCTTAATATCTTGACCCGTAAGTTGCTCAGGTAAATCTAAATAATATTGAAATACCCAATAACTTGGTATTTCTGATTCTTCTAATTTTAAATTTTTAGTGCTGAACATAAACCAAAGATATTAAAAAGAAATGGGCCCAGCATAACACTGAGCCCAATCTTTAGGTTTATATTATAAATCAAAGTCACTACCTGTTGAAGACACAGGCTCAAAACTATTTGTTGGTGCTGACTCTTTCTTTACAAAAGGTCTGAAATGATTTGTATTATTTCTATCAAACGTTAGTAAGTTAGAAGACTCTACATCAATTGCTTCCAATGGCATACCATCTCTACTTCTTTTAGGTAAGAATAAGTCATTGTTAACATAACCTTCTTTGTTTTCCCACTCACGTGCACCTAAACAAGCATTAATGTAACCAGTTTCTGAACAAATCTTTGATGCTTTAATCATAAAGTCTTCAATAGTATTTGCCTCAATAGCATCTAACTCAGTTCTTTTACCAACTACTTCAGATAAGAATACCATAGCTTTTAGAACTTCAGTATCACGACTAATCTCATTACCATTATTTAATGTTGTATCTTTAAATGGATATGGAGAAAATCTTACTCTACCTACTTGGCCTGCATAACGTTCTCCATTAGGATTATTCATATCTTTCAAGAAACCATTAAATTCTCCTGTAACTGGCTCTGATTCTACATGCAATGTAATATTGTATGCTTCAGAGTCATAAGGTGTTTGATCAAATGTAATTGAGTTAATTTTTACTTTGTGATTTCCTGTTCCAATAACTGGTTTTGTGCCGCCACTACCGGCAGACATGTCTTTAGTACTTAACATAATTTACTTTTTTATTAATTATTAATTATTGATTATATTTTTCAATACAATCTTTTACAAACTGCAGGTCATTTGGGATAAACTTATCCTCAAACATACCCATTGGTGATTTACATGTGTTCTCTCCTGAGTTTTGTGTTTCAAAACCATATTCAAGTTCACCATCATCATTTTTATTTACTTTACCAAATAATACTATAGAAAATAGACCTTCCAATGTTAGAGTATTGTCAATCATTTTGCCAATAGTCTTTGCTTTGATTTTTCTATTACCATTTATATCAGTTGAATCTTCTGAGTGAGTCAAAAAGATTACTGTTAAATCTTCTCTCAAATCTTTAGGTAACTTAGCTACCATAGCTAAATTTGCTGCAATCTGGGTAAATTTATCATATCCTTTTTCATTAGCTCTATCAAAATATTCAAAAGAACTCATATATTGCCAATCATCTACAACTAAATTAGTTATGTGTGGCATTTTATCATTAACATGTTGTATAGCTTTAACTATACCTGCAGAAGAAGACGCTGAGGTTAAATTTCCATCTTTATTTTCTTTACTGATTTGTGTATACTTGCTTTTCCATCCTTGAAATGGAAGTGGTTTATTAGCAATGTTTATAATGAAAGTCTCTTTAGGGTTTAATGTTCTGATTGAGGTAGACTTTCCTGTACCTGAATCTGCAATTACCAATACGCTGTTTGCCATATTACTTGTTTTTGATTATAGTTATTAATTCTTTTAATGTGTTATTTAATTCATCTAGTTTATTTACTACAGGAATTAGGTCGGGAGTAGTGAAGGAAGGGAGCAGTTCATCTGGATTTGGTAAATCTGGATTAGCAAAGTCTATAATTGCTTTACCTCTACTTGTTACATCATTAATAACTTTAAGTTCATTGACAGGTATTATGTGTCTGATAAAACCAGCACTTGATTGTATTAATTCATACTCATCTTTCCAATGTGGATTATGCTTATGTAGATATAACGTTCTCTTTGGATCCTCTGTATCATAATCTATAGATACAAATTCTGTATAAATGTCTTCACCCTTTTCAAATTCACTAGGAAAAAAACTAATATGTAAATCATCTTTTCCAGATGGTCTATATGCCATCTTGGGTATATATAGAGAATTAATTATTCCCATTGTTTGGAAGTAATCCTCATGTTCTTCTCTGAGGGCTGCTACCTTTTGCTTTCTTTCTTGAGGTGTTAATCCCATTCTTTTTTTATTATTTAAGTTTTTAGTATTTATCATCTGCGTTCTTGTTGTCCAGGTGTTTGCATTTCTTCTATTTGCATTTGTTCAAACTTTGCTTTAAAGAATGACATACGTGCATCACCATTTCTGGCTTTTAGAAAATGTAACACCAATGTTCTGTCATTTTCTATTATATATCTATCAGGCCCGTAATATCTGATTTTTTGCTTAGCTGGTCTATTAATACCTATTAACATATCTGCATGCTGTAGCATTGCATCTGAGCCAAATATATCTGACTCAAGTATATAATTACCATATTTACCATCTATAGCTCTGTCTGGGTTATCTATGTTTCTATTTAGCTGTGATAAAGCTATAAATAAACAAGGATAATCTCTTTTACATTGTGTAAAGAACTCACCTAATTCAAATAACATATCTAAACTACTATTCTGATAGGGCGCTCTCTTTACAAGCATTGTATGATCTAATGTTATAATAGTATTTACACCTTTATGTAAATTCATATACTGATCAATTTGCTCACGCATTTGATTTACAGTCATAGGTGTACTAATTATATCAACTGGGTGCTTTACTCTTTCTTTAGCATACTGATGACATTT